ACCTTTAAATTTCTTTCTCCAATTAAGATGGTAGTCAGAGGTTGATTCAAATCCATAATCAGGTTTCAAACTCTCTTCAGAACTGGTACCTTTATCGATTTTCCATTCTTCTCCTTCTTCGTAATCATCTGTTAATTCCTGATTATCAACAGGAGGATTAAACATCTCTTCAACCACTTTCCTTATTTCGTCTTTCGTTAAAATGTTCTTCAATTTTTGAAGTATAAAATACCTATGGTAATCCATTTTTAAGTGCAGCGGTGTCTCAGCCCTACCTACAATCTTATCTCCGACGAGTTGAATCATTTCGTCCTCTTCAGTATCTAACCAAGAAGAGAAGTAGGCGCGTGATCCTACAACATTAAGTTCCAATGCATCGGCGATATATATTATGTTGTTTTCTTCGTCAGTATCTATTTCTTCTGCTAATAAGTAACTGCCATCTACTAAACGATAGCTGACTATTGCAGCCTCGCGCATGTGTTGTTTTAAATCTTCTGATGGATTGAAATCTGTCATAGTGGTACCTCGCTAATTTTGTAATTAAACTTCTCTTTAGTGTATATTTTAACCCTTTCAATTGCGTGATTCAAGGTGTAATTTTTGTGTTTCTTCCATGACAAATCATCTGCTAAATCATAAATAGTAGTCCCTTGTCCATCTTCGGTTTTTCTTAATCCTCTACCGATAGATTGTAGAACTCTTATTTGTGATTTTGTAGGTGAAGCAAACATTATGTTGTGCAGGTTAATTATATTTATACCTGTCGAAAAGGTACCTACACTCGCAACGATAATAGCGTTCTTTTCTTTTTCAGTGATAGCACGTATTCTTTCACGCTCTTCAGCGTTAACAGCACCAGATACAAAAAACACTTTACGACCTGTAGCTTTACATCTTTCAACAAACATATCGTATAAAGGTTTTCCGTGTTTTTGTACAAGATTATAAAGAACTAACGAATTACCACGTTGATCGCACGTAAGATTTACAATAAATCTATTACGCTTTTCATGACTTACGATATAATCAATCTCGTCTTGGTACTTTAACGATTTACACATCTTTCTTTCTTCGTCAGGATACTTTAAAACTAAACATTGTACATCAAGTTGTGCTAAAGTTTTAGAATCAATCAACTCCTTTGTTGTCGTAACTTTTCGAATAGGACCAAAGTTGCCTTCTAACGTCATTTGGTTAGAGATAGCGTCATCAATAGTTCCTGTAGTTCCTATACGTATATACGCTTCAGTCAATCGATTCATAATCGTAGTTAACGATTTTGCTTTAAAAGTATGAGCCTCATCTCCTACAACAAATCCGTATTGAACAAACCAGCTTGCAGGAAGTTTAATAGCGCTTTGCCATGTAGTAATTACCACTGATTGATCAAAATCGTGCTTTTCTTTTCCTGAATAAATTCTATGCACATCTTCTTCTGCAGAAAAGCTACTATCATTTTTGGAATACTCGTCAAAGTCTTTATACATTTGCTCAACCAACGATGTAGTAGGAACTACAACCAGAGCTTTTCTATCCATATCGTTATCTAAAAAGAATCTTAGTAACATGTAAATGATAAGCGATTTACCAGATCCAGTGGGCGATAACAATAAACACCTATGATTCTGTGCAGCGTGGATAAAAGCGTCTAACTGATAATCTCGAGGTGTAATTGTTTTACCGCCATTTGATAAAGAAAGCTCATTAGCAAATTTTTCAAGGTCTTCTTTTTCTTCGAATAATGCGTTATTTTTTAAAGACGAATCATACTCTATTTTATAGTTTCTTTCGTAACAAAACTCAGCTACTCTTTTAAGTAGACCATAAGGCAAAGTATTAGAACGTCTATCAAACAGGCGAATCTTTCCATCCCATAACTTATTTCTATAAGCTGGCATAAACTTATATCCTTCAGCGTAGAAGGTAAAGTACTCGCATAATTCCATGAGAAGGCCAGAGTCCTGACTTTCTAGAAAAATTCGAGATTCGTCTTTTCGGTATGCCTTTAGCATTACATTCCAGAGGTGAACTTCTTAAAGTCCAAAATATTTTTCACGTGTGTATGTCTCCAACGTATGTTACCCATGATTTCTTCAAGTGTATCAATAATTGTTTTCTGATAATCTATTTGTGCTTTAATACGCACCATATCTTCATCAGTTGAGTAATACATATCCATATCGCTTTTTAAAGGTTTAGTCATACCATCAAATGGATCATATTTCCATTTACGGCTATCCATATCTTCTTGCGACATCTTACCATTATAATAAAGCCACTTATCCTTTTTCATGGACTCTTGTTCCATTTCTTTTTTCTTTAGCATAAGCTTAGCCATTGAAAAAAGTTCAAGGTATTTGGCGTGTAATTTTGAAGACTTTATCGTTTCATCATCTAAACATACGTCATCGATAACCGCGTCAGTCTTCCACATCTCTAGGATTTGTTCCAAGTTAATCATAATATAAAGTTATTTATTCTTATTTAATTATAGCAAATTCGTTATATCTAAAACTAATGTCTGCTTGCAAATATGCTACTTCGGTCGATGTTGATGTAAACTCTACACCGCTTAAACCTGTAGGGAAAGCATCTTTAAATTGAAATTGTTTATTAACACTATTCTTGTTTGTCATGACAGACAATATCATGTCGTGTCTTTCGATCTGGCCATGATTTTTAGAATCATTGGCCGTATTCGCTTTGAGCCAATCAAAAATTTCTATGTAATTTTTCATGTCTTCATCAATCGCAAACCTTAAGGATAAGTCGCCAAATGTTGGTGTGTCACCTGCCTCGTATGAAATAGTATTACGATACTTAGATTCAACAGGCGAAATACTAATGTCAGGTATAGTGAAAGACGTAATAAAGAACTCGGTGTTTGCAAACTTTTCACGATTAATGGTTAACTTAAAACCAGTAGGTGAAAGCATATTGATATTTGTTGTAAGATTTGTTCCGCTCATATATCTATTTATAACGCAAAAAAAGAGGAGCTCCGAAGAACTCCTCTTTAAGTTAAAGGTTAAAACCTTATTATCCTTCTACGTTGATATTCTTAACCAAGAATGTGCGGTAGTACTCGTTAGAGTTTGCACTGCCGATTCCAGCTACAGTGCCAGTAGCAGCTGATAGTGGGTTAGCTTGGAGACCGTAACGTGTCTTGAATGCAATCTTAGGTTGGAATGTGTTTTCACCAACTGCGCGTACCATTGTGAGTGGGACGTATGGGCAATAGAACATACCAGCGTCGTATGCGCTTCCACCTTTATAACCTACTGTCGCGTAATCGACTGTGGCATAAGGGTCTACGTATACTTTAAGACCTGATTTAAGTGTACCGGCAAATGTGTTACCAGTTGCGTCTACAGTAAGATCGGAAGGAAGTGTGATTCCTCCAGTTGCTGCAAGAGCAGAAGCTACACCTGTAGAAGCGATAACAAAGTTACCTTTTCCACGACGTGTTCCTTTAGCAATTGCATTCGCTTCTAATTCGATTTGGAAAAGAAGAGACTGGAATTTTTCAATTGCCCAACGGCCATCTGCATCAGTAGATAGATTAAACTGTGCTTCAGTGTGTGTGTTGCTTTGGCAACCACGCTTTGAAGTAGCAATGATCGAGCGGATAACTTCACGATTGATTTCACCGAGAATTTCACCAGACAAGATGTTAGCCAATTCAGACTCAGCGTCAAGGCCGTGTACTGCTTTGAGATCTTGTGCAAGTTCCATTGTGTACTCAGCTTTCAACTGGCGAGTCTTAGCTGTAACAGTAGACTTGTCAATTGAGAAACCCATTTCACCGAATTTGTTACCAGCAACAGAGTTACTAGCGATTTCAGCGAAAGCGGTATCGATACCTGTACCTGTTGTGACTGTTCCAGCAGGAGAGTCGAATAGAGAAGCAGCATCATCGCCAGCTTCTACTACTGCAGGTGAGTTGTTATCAGAACCAGAGAATCCAGTGTCAGGAGCAGTTGTACCAAATGCTTCAGCGTCTGTGTTGACGATTGGTGTTCCATCTCCGATACGAGCCTTCATTGCGAAGATAAGACCAGTAGGACCAGACATTGGCTGGACACCTGCTACGTCATAAGCAATAAGGTTTGGCATTGCACGGCGAACAAGAGAAATAAGTACTGGGTCGAATGTATCGACTGCACCTGTTTGTGTTTGTCCTTCGTTCAAAGAAAAGCTGCTGTGTGCTTTTTCTTCTTGAATAGCCTTTTCGGTATTTTCAAGAAGCTTAGCAGTAACTGCTTTCTTGTAGCTATCTGTGATAGCTGGAGCATCAGCATGTTCAAGTACTGGTGCCCACTTTTTTAGTTCATTTTCTGCGTTTAACATTTTAAATATTCCTTTTTTGTTGTTAGAATTATTAAGTTATAATTGGGTTATTTGAATTTAGAAAGCTGTTGTACATACTTTGCCATGTCAGCTGGAAGCTTCGACATTGGATCTACATCACCTTCTACTATTGTTTTTACTTCGTTTGCGGAATCAACAGATTCTGAAAGAACTTCTTCTTCAGTTGACTCTTTAAAGAATCCTTCTTTGATAGTGGCCACTTTCGCTGTGAAAGTTTCTACATCAACAAATTCTGTTTCTTCAACGAGTGAAGAAAGTTTGCCTGCTTGTGTAGATGCTAAATCAGAGGATGCTTCTGCGATAACTTTTTCACGCTGTAAAGTTTCAACTTGACTTGCAAGTTCTGCTTTTTCAGCTTCAGTATTAGCAAGAGATTCTTTAATTTCAGTAACCTGTTCTGAAAGTTCATCTACAAGATCAACTTTAGATTCAGGTACTTCAATGTAATGTTCAGTGAAAGTACTTTGTAGTGCTTTCATGAAGTTCTCTGTAATATCTGTGCGAAGTTTGTTATCAACAAACTCTTGATTTTCTTCAATCCAAGATTCAACAACATAAGAAAGGTAATCATCAATCTTAGTAACAAGTGACTCACGAACGTAAGTGACTTCTTCCTGTAGATCTTCTGAATACTGTGCTTCTAGTGATTCTTTAATCTCGGTAACTTTGTTAGCGACTGCGCCTTCGAATAAGATAGAAACTTTTGACTTGAATTCTTCAGTTAACTCTTGGTCTGCTGCGGCAAGAACTTTAAGATCTGATGCAAAATAATCTGCTTCAGCTTCTTCAGCCATATCACCACAAGATGCCATGATTGAATTATATGATGCCATTAGATCGTCCTTTTTCATAGCTTTAAGTTGACCATACATTGCATTAATGAGGTCAGCTTTTGTCTTTGGACTTTCTTCTACTTCGCCTTCTTCGTCTTCTTCAGACACAGGGTTAAGCGATGTATAAGCATTAACTAATTCAGACTTTTTCATGCCTTTAAGCTTATCAAAACTAGCAGCTAGATAACCAGCTTTAGTTTGAACTTCAGGCAACTCTTCAGCTTCGTCTTCATCATCTGAATCCTCGTCTTCTTCGACTTCGTCTTCATCAGATTCTTCTTCATCTTCGTGAGCGTCTTCTTCAACTTCTTCTTCGTCTTCATCTTCGGAATCTTCATGAGCGGCTTCGGAAACTTCTTCCTCGTCCTCTTCTTCATCTTCATCAGCGGATTCGGAAACTTCTTCCTCGTCCTCTTCTTCAGAATCTTCTTCTTCTTCCTCAGATACTTTTTTAGCTTCTTCTAATTCGTCATCGTCGTCTTCTTCTTCTTCTTCTTCGACTTCATCTTCTTCAGATTCATCTTCTTCCGCTTCGTTTTTCTTCTTAGCTTCGCCAAGAAGAACGTCCAAGACTGTATCAGACAAAGGTTGTTCTTGTTGTTCAGTGACTTCAGTCTCCTCAGAAACTTCAACCTCTGATTCAATAAGATCCTTTTCCTCTACATCTTCGATAATTTGATCGATTTCGTTTGTCATATAATTAAGTTTCCTTATTTTGAATTAGAGTTTGGAGAGGAAATCACTAAAGATTCTTTCCTGAGCTTCGCTAATGCGACCCATAGGAACCTTTTTAATTTCAGTCTCATAATCTTCAATTTGTTGAGGTTTAAGAATGCCATTTTCCCATATCCATTCAACACCTTCCATAATGCCTTCAACGAAAGCAGATGGTGCGCTTGGATCTTGGACAATATCAACAGTAGCAAGAACGAAATCGTCCTTAACGTATGTTTTGCCTTCTTTACTTTCAACAGTACCCATACCACGACTCGAAACGCCTAACTTGCACCCGCCTTCGACGAGTCCTTTCACTATTTTACCCATAGGTGTATCTAGTATCAGCGCCTTTCCAACAACATCATCACCGTTCCATTTTAGTTCGGTGATTCTGTGTGAAACTTTATCAAGGTTAATCTGTGGGCCTTCTGGGTGATTTAGTTCACCAACGGCTCTTCCAGTTTTAACCTG